CGGTGTTCATTGTTGGTTGCTCAGTCAGGAAGGATCCAGACTGTGCGAATGCTTGTTGTTCGCGAAGGAACTTTTCTTGGTTTTCCAGCAGGACTGCGGTAACTGCTCTCTTGTGAGAATCTTGAATTGAATCAAGTCCCTCATGGTTGAGGAGAGGTGCCCACTTTTCCTGCAGATGCTCGGATTGGAACATTTGCTTTAAAGGGTAATGTTTACGTTTGATTTAATATTAAATTCAGGAGTTTTTACCAAGAGTCGAACCTAATGCTCTCATGTAGGCGCCCATGGAACCAGTGTAATCTACTGGTGCCTCAACACCTTCGGAAAGTGTTTCGGTCTTGGTTGGTGTAGAAACATTCTTCTGAGAGAAGTATGACTCCTTCAGTGTTTCTAACTTTTCACGATATTGTGCTTCACTTTCAAACTCTACACTTTCGGAAAGTGAGGCGAGCTTCTCTTTCTGAGTCTGTGCAAGACCTTCAGAGACTTGATCTAAGATTCCTTCAGCAGTTGCCTCATTGAGACGTGAGTTGAGGGAAACGTTCTTCTCAATTTGCTCGTTGAGTTTTGTTTCCATTTCATCAAGTTTTTCTACCATACTCTCAAGTACATCATATTTGTCGTCAGGGATTGATACATAATGTTCTTCAAAAAGATTCTTCATTCCAGAAAGGAATGATTCAGTCATATCGGTCTTCAGACCGTGCTCAATAGCGAGTTGGTTCTCAGCGAACCACTCGTCAGAAACATACTCAAGATATGAATCAACACGCTCTGCGAGTGATTCTTTTGCAGAAGCAATTTCTTCTACAAACTTTTCTTCGTAAGTTGCTTCCAGTTCTTCTTTGATTTGAGCAACCTTAGAGTTGATTGCTGCCTCAAAGATAGTGCGTGCTTTCTCTTGGAATTCTTCGGAGAGTTCTTCACCAGCAAGAAGAGCATTGACATCTTCTTCGATGTCATACTCAGCAACTACTTCTTCCTCTTCAGCAACCACTTCTTCTTCAGTAGTCTCTTCTTCAGCAACTACTTCTTCTTCGGTGGTCTCTTCTTCAGAAACTACTTCGTCGGTGATTTCTTCTTCTTCTTTCATACCAGCAGGCATAGGATCTGCTTTTCCAGCACCCTTATTGACTACATCTTTAACTTGCTTAAGGGTTGCGCCAGGTTCCTTCAACTTGGCAGAATCATCATCAGACTTATAGTTCTCGGGAGTAGGACCACCGAGATCTTCTACGTTTGCAAGTTGAGTGCCTGGATCTGCCATTTTAGGCATTGGGTCTGCAGCAGCTGCTCCAGAGTTGACAGCAGTTTTGGATTGCTGTGTCTTTACTTCCATTTCTTGTAAATCTCCACGAGACATTTGAACTCTCCGTTATTGCCTGGTATTAAAAACTATATTTATTTATAAAATTAAAGATTAGATAAGAAGTCATTCCACAACTGGAGTTTATGCTCCTCCAGTGCTCTCTGATCGACGAGTGTGTTGATTTTTTTCTTGGTCTGTTCGGCAAACTTTTCACGTAAAAGTCCGCCTTCCCAAATCCATTCTTTACCTTCCATAATGCCTTCAACAAATGCATCAGGAGCAGAAGGATCGGCAACGATATCAGCAGCAGTTGCTAACATAAAATCATCACCAACAATATTGCATCCCTCTTTTGTCATTTTGAGAGATCCAATACCACGAGAAGAAACTCCAAGTTTTACTCCTTCTTCGACAAGATTTGATGCAATCTTACCCATTGGAGTTCCAAGGATTTTTGCCTTACCGATAAAATTATCTCCACTTTCTTTGAGGGAAACAATTTTATGAGAAACTCTATCCAGATTTACAGTAGGACCATCGGGGTGTCCAAGTTCTCCAAGTGCTCTGCCAGCATTGACATGTGCTTCATTATAGCGGGAAACTTCACGGCGAAGAGTTTCCATAGGATACATCCGACCATTACGGTTCTTGATATTTCCCTGGAGGAAAACGCCCTCAATATATAAAGATTTCTTTCCAGACTTTGTAGTCTCTACTAAAAACTTTACTGATTCGATTTCTTCTCTGATTAGTTTCATTGCGAGAACGTAACTTTTATTGATTATTTATAAATTGTTATGCTAATGTTGCTCCATTAGCAGTGTTGACTGCTTTATATCCAACTGGAGGGGTTTGAGCAAATCCAGACTCTCCAAAGTTAAAAGTAACAGTCCAGGGAATACTTTGAAAGAAAACTGAATATGATGGTTTTTTGAATTGACCATCACCCATTGAAGTAGTTATGCCATATGCAAATGCCCCATTTATATAAATGTCCATTCGTCCAATATCAGCATCAAAGGCAAATCCTACAGTATCATTATCGGTCCAATCAGTTTGTCCAGTTAAATCCTGAGAACCCCCAACCCAAACACTTCCATTACGAGTAGCAATTCCGTTAGTAGTCCCTGCATTAAAGAACGTTCTATCAATAGGTTCTGATGTGTTCTCAATTCCAATCTGTGGTTCTCCAACAGGAGTAATTTCCCAATACCATTGCCCAGTTCTAAATCCAAGTGTAGATCTACCATGATGCCAGACACCTCCAGTAGAAGTGGAAGCAGTTAGATCATTATTGGTAAGAGTTGGTACAGCACCATCTTTAGTATCTTCATCAGCACTACTTAATCTAGCCCATACATTTGGTGGTAAATTTCCAAATGGTCGTCTAAAAAATGAAGTTGCTGGACTAGTAAGACCTAAACCTAAAAAAGGATTCTTACGAGACATTATCAAGCACCTTCATATACTACCTTTGATGTTCCTCCTGTAAGAGATCTTGCCCAAACGTATGCAGCACTACCAACATGACTTAAGTCAGTTACTGTCTTTTTCATCTCACCTTCATATGCTTTATAAACTAATCCAGGATCTGTTGCTGTCGGAGCAGCATCTGCTGCTGTGAAATTAATCACAATTGGATTGCTACTTTGACATTGGAAGGTGATAGTTGTGACATTATCACCAATCTTAATATATTCACTTGTAGTAACTTCTGTGGATGCTAGTGCCATTATGATACTTTAATAGGACTTTGTATTTTATTTATTCTTCTTCCGTCTCAGCAGTTTCAACCTCTGCATCAAACAAGGAGTTTGCGGCAGTTGGTCTGTAAGAATTTACTCTTTCTGCAGTTTTTGCAAAGAGCATATCTTTGATAGAATCACTAATCTCGGAAGGAGATTGATTTGTAATGATATTATCTAGAAGTTCATCCATGTTTTCCATGTTACAAATTATAATTTTATTTATATTTCACCACCCTTAGGCATTTCGATGGGTTCCGCAGCAGAAGCATCAATCTCCGGTTCCATCACTGGAGCACCTAAATCCATTCCTGCTGCATCTAATGGTTGTCCCGTAGCTGGGTCAATTGTTGCTGGATCGGGAATAATACCCTTCTTGATTTCATCAGCAATCAACTTATCTTGCTCAAGAATTTCTATATCAGTTTGACGCAGAATCTGACGACGAACATAATCCTGAGAGTAATACTTACCAATATATGGTTCTGCTGACTGAAGAAGAGTCAGTCTCTCATTCATCAGTTCAGTTTCTTTCAGTTCTGAGAAGTGATTGTCATATAAGAAATCATATTGAATATGCTCACTCATTGCCTCCCAATCTTCAGGAGTAATAATATTCTTGAGAAGAAGTTGAGTTCTCAGCATGTCATTAAACATTGCTGAAAATCTCTTTCTCAGACGGCCAACAAACTTAGTGAATTTCAGTTCATCTCTAAGAATCTCTGAGGATCTACCCAGATTGAATCCACCTTCTCCGTCCATACGAGACGGCGGAACATTAAGGGACCTATATAATTTCTTCTTAAAGTACTCAATATCCGTGATCTCTCCGAGGTTTTGACCTCCAGGAAGAGTAGAAATTTCAGTTCCACGTCCTCCTTCTCTTCTAGGCAACCAGAAGTCCTCAAGCATAGCCATGTATTTTTTGTCATCACGAATCTCTCCAGTATTTGCATCATAAACTAATTTGTTACGATATCTCATCATAACATCACGCAGATATTGTTCTGCTTTTACTTTTGGAAGATTTCCAACATCAATATAGAAAATACGACGCTCTGGTGCTCTTGAAAGTCTATAGATAACAAGACTATCTTCAATCATTCTCAATTGATTGAGTGACTTGATTGCCTTGTGAAGATATGAAAGAGTGTTTCCTTTATTTCTATCTACCAATCCTGAAGTGCAATAAGCAACAGAATCCTTTGTCATCTTCATTCCACCAGTGGAACTGGTCTGCATTGGATTACCAGTTCCATTTGTCTTAGGATTGTAGATAAAAAACTCATCCAACTCTGGAAAATCATAATCCATTGGATCATTTTTCAGAGGATTGAGTAAATTCTGTCTTTGCTTATCACTCTTTCTTTGTTTTCTTACATAACGCATTTTCATTGCGTCAATGTAACGTAATTCTTGAATACCTTCTTCAGGTTTCTTGAGATCAATTACTTTGTGATAATAAAGTCTACCATCAATATACCAATTCCTATAAATTTCGTGTGCCTTCTTATCAAAATCCAATAAATCTAAGATTTGCTTAAATTCTTGTCTGATTGATTTTTTGATTCCATCACTAGCATTGAGATTTGATAGTTCAATCTCTACGGGGCTATCATTGCTATCTGAAACAATTGCTTCATTTACAATATCTTCGATGGCACTATCCACTTCTGGATGAAGTGCCATCTCGCGATATCTTTTGATTAAATCAAATTCAGTCTTATAAATTCCTTCAATGTCTACATAAGAACCAAAAAAACCACTACTCATATAGTGGTCAACCCCGTCCTCGTTTGAAGGAGGAACGGGGGAAACCGCTGATGGAGATAGTGGTTCTGTGTCCTCAATAGAGAACCCAAATAACTTAGACATTATT